GTCCTCGGGGAAGTCACGAGTGACTCCCGAGGTGACTTGGATGTGATCAGGCAGGCCGCCGCCATCCACGAACGAGAAGCCGATGGTGCACTCCTTGTCCATCGGAGGGTTTTCAAGTTCGGGGCGGTAAACGATGATCATGATCAGGTGTGAAGAACTAAGTGACCCATTCAGGCTAGGTGGAAGTAAGCGTGAAAATCACGCCTTCTCCAGCACCATTGCGCTCTTCGGGTAGTACAGGGAGAGACCGCCGATGCGAGCGTGAGCAGCAACGGTGAACTCCAGGGCCTGGCGCAGGGGAGGCAGGAACTCCAGAGGCTGGGGGATGTGCAGCTGCAGCTTGTCGGGGCTGCGGTCGTACACCACCACGCGGTCCTTGGACAGGGCACCGCCGGACTTCGAGGCTTCGAGCTCGTTGATGGGCTCGATGGCCGAAATCATCGGGTTGGTGCGCAGGAAGAACTCCATCACCGTGGTGTCGGAGGTGGTGCTGCGCGGAGTGGTCGAGATGATGCGGTACACGTTGTAGGGCACCAGCATCGTGTTCGGCATCTCCTTCATGTTGGAGTTCTGCACGAGGCGGGTCGGCACCTCGTTCAGCAGGGCCAGCATCTCGTCGGTGGTGACGGCGCCGGTGTCGAACCACTTGTCAGGCACGAGCTTGTCGACCTGATCGTTGTTGAAGAAGCCCTTCATGCCGGAGGCGGAGTCGCCGAAGTAGGCGATCTCCTGCACCTTCTCCTCGTAGGCGCGGCGCACGGCGTTGGCACGGCGCTGCTCCAGGTTCATGCCCGGCACCATCGAGGCGGCACGGGTTTCCTGGATGGTGTAGGCGAAGGAGGCGCCGAGGGAACGCACGGGGTGCGTGACCTCTTTGCGCAGGACGTCGGCGCGGGGCAGATCCTGCGCCTTGTCGCCGATCACCTTCATCGAGCCTTGCTTGTCGAAGACGCGATAGGTGAAGGAGTCAGCGCCAGGGCCGACCTCGGTGGAGATCGGGATCAGGCTGCTGTACTTGATGTCGGCGTACTCAACCTCGAACGTGCGAGCCAGGATTGTCTCCAGCTCACGGGCGAGAAAGACGCCGACCTCGTCGTTACGGATTTCGGTGGTCATGGGAGGAAGCTCCGGGATCAGTCGGCGGTGAAGGTCATGCCGGGGATGTCAATCTCCAGCAGGGCCAGACCAGCGGCCGAGGTTTCAGACACCCAGCGAGCACCAGCGGTGATCTGAGTGGTCTTGGTAGCGGCAGCGGTCTTGGTGAAGCGACCCAGCAGGGCGCCGGTGACGGTGCCGGAGTGGTCGGCGTTGAAGAAACGCACGGCGTCACCCAGGGCGATGGCAGCGGTGCTGTACACCCAGATGACACCTTTGGAGACCACGTTCATGGTCTCCTTGTCGGCGTAGCCGTAGCGACCGTCGGAGTAGACGGGGGTCGGAACCGGGGTGTAGCTGGAGCCGAGGCTCGCGCCTTCCATGGTCAGCGAGCTGATCGCGATGCCCTGGATGTTGGTGGTACCCGTGGCGATCTCGACGGCGTAGGCGTCATTCGAGGTCGGGGTGTTGTCTGTGGCGACCAGCACGCCGAAAGGAACGGCAGCGCCGGATTGGTTGCGATAGCTACGGCAGACGTAAGCCTGCAGGTCAGCAAGCATGCCCTCGTGGCCCTTGATCAGGGCCTGGGGGTAGCTGCCTTGAGCCCCGGCGGGGTTGCTGACAGTAGTGGGGGTGAAAGAAACAGCCATGGGAGGGACTCCTTACTTGGTGGCAGTGAGGGGACGCTTCCAGGCATCCACCTGCTTCGCCCGGTAGGTGTCCACCGGAGAAGCCGGGCTGCGGCCAGCACCCCGGAGGGCGTCGCGCAGGGAGGCAGTGCTGTCAGCGCGGTCGGCGGAGTCTTCCTTGGTGTCGCCTTCTTCGGCGTCCTCGGTGTCGTCGCCTTCCTCTTCGTCGTCCTCGGAGTCGGCGTGGGCGGCAAGGATGCCCTCCACGACGCCTTGGACGTAGGCGGGCTCAACGTCTTCGTGGGGGGCGGAGCCGGTGAGGTTCTCGAAGGCTTGGGAGTACAGAGCTTCGTCGTCGATGCCGTCGAACTTGAAGTCCTCGGCAAAGGCGGGGGCCAGCTTCTGCAGGGTGGAGAGGCGGGCGGCGACGAGTTGATCGAGCTCGGCAGTGTCGATGCGCGGGGCATCGGCACCGAGTTCGGCCAGGCTCTCTTCAAGAGCGTCGGCGCGGCCTTCAGCGGCCTCTTTCTCGTAGGTGACGGAGTCGAGGTCGTTCTGCAGCGAATCGAGCTTCGCGGTGAGCTCGTCGCGCTCGGCAGTCACAGCTTGGAGTTGGCGCCCCAGGTCCCGTGCGAAGGACTGGACCGCGGTGGCTGCTTCTGCGGGCAGATCGATCTCCAGGCCGTCGAGCTTGACGGTGGCCATAACGGGAGATGCAGGTTGACAGGGCTGGAGCGCCGATCCGCCGTCGCGGATCCACTCGGGGTCGAAGGAAACGGCGTCGGCCGCATCCATGCGATCCATGAGGAGTCGTACCTCCGGGCCAGCCCGGCCGCGGGGAACGATGGCGATGTGGTTGACCCGGATGTTGCGCTGGACGCCGGCGTATTCCTCGCCCTCGGGGGTGATTCCGGGGGTGGGGTCGAAGTCGACTTTGTAGCCGGCGGACACCTCGGTGGCGTCCTTGCGCTTGATCTTCTCGATGGCGTCTTGGTCGGTAACGACCAGCGCGACCTCGACGAAGCCGTCGTTGTACCGGACCTGGCTACCGGAGTAGCCGATCTGGAACTGCTTGGTGTTCGCTGAGTCGAGAAGAACCGGGGGGTGCCCCCACGTCGCGGGCTTCATGCCGAACGTGGTGAGGGAGTCAGGGTTACTGACCTCCTCGGGTGGGCGGTACTCCCGAACTTGGGAGCCATCTGCACGCCGGTAGAGCTGGGTCCCCGTGCGCGCCGCACGACACCAGACGCGGAGGTAACCCTCCTCGGTGGTTTCGCTTCCCGTGATGGGCGCGAAGTCGTAGCGAGAAACAGACGTTTCCATGGCGTCACATTACGTGGTTTTGGTGTAGTGAGTAGGCTTAAACGGTGAGCGTTTAGGTCGCTGTGGCGATACACAGGCAGCTGGCGATCTGTCGTCGTATTCGAGGACTAAGGGAGCGCGCTGGACTCACACAGATGCAGGTTGCAGAGGTGCTCTGTGTGAGTCAGGCCGCGTACAGCAGGTTGGAAAAGGGAGAGATTGAGGTTTCACTCACAAAGTTGTTCGCTCTGAGCGAGCTCTATGGTGTGCCGCTGCAAAAGCTGATCGAGGGCGTCTAGGCGTTGTAGACCTCGGTGTGCCAGACCACGGCGCCCTCGGAAATCAGGCGCTGCTTGATGTCGTGCGCTTCGTGCACCGGGCACAGCAGGGTCTGGGCTCCGGCGTTGTTCCAGAACCAGATGCGGGTGAAGGCGTGCTCGGGGGTAGGGGAGGGCTTCACGAGCGCCGGCTGGTCTTGCCCGAGCACTTCCACTTGGCGCGGGACAGGCACAGCGGTGTGTTGCGCTCGGCTCCGGAGCAGTCGTAGCCCTCGGATTTCATGTCGCCGAAGCTGCGGGCGCAGTAGCGATCGCCCTTGTCAGTGCCGGGGGCGATCTTGTAGCCCTTGGCGCCGTAACGGATGCGGTTCTTGCGGCCGGTCTCGGGGTTGGTGACGACCTTGGTGTACTTCTTGCCGTCCTCGGTGTCGTTGCGCGTCGGAGGCTGCAGCTGCACCGGCGCGTAGTACTGGATGTAGTTATCCCGGCGTGGTTTGCGGTAGCCGGGCTCGTAGCGACGGCGCAGTTTCTCCACGGTGAGGTTGTGGGTGCGCAGGCCGCTGCGTAGAGAAGCGCGGGTGGCTTTGCCGGCGGCGTACATGGCGTTGCCGACAGCGATGCCTCGCTCGACCTCGGCCTGGGCGGCTTTGCGCATGGCGCGCTCGGCGCTCTGGTTGGCCTGTTGCGCCGCGATGTGCAGCCGCTGGGTCTTCGACGTCGGCTTGATCTGCTCGAACGCCTTCGGTGTCAGCCGCATCGAGGGCGGTTTCGCCGTGGCGCGATGGACGACCTCGGTGACGGCGCGCTGCGCGGTGCGTTGGATAGCGGTACGGCTCCCCTTGTGGAGAAGCGCGGCGCCGACTGCGCCGGCGGTCAGGCCCGCGGCGATGGCCTTGCCCGTGGGGAAGGAGCCTTTCTGCCGGCAGGTCTTACCTGCGGCGATGAAGCCCTGACCGCAGGCCCGGCCGGGGGCGTCGAGGCGCAGGGAGGCCGGGGTCAGGGTCATGGTGCGAAGCCCTCGGCCCAGATGGAGTCACGGCGACGACGTTGGGTAGCACGGCGGCGCGCTTCGGACTTTGGTGCAAACCGCTTCATGCGCTTGATCTCACTGCGCTGCTTGTCCAAAGTCTCGTAGAGACGATCTCGGGCACCTTGGTAATTTCTCTGGGCTTTTCCTTTTTGAAATAGCCCTGCTTTGTTTGCTTGTTCATTGCGGGCCCATACTTCTGCCCACTTTGAACGTCGAACTAAGCTCATGCTCCTGAGCCTGGTCTTGTTCTTCCGGGCGATATTAGTGCTGACACGCTCTGCTCCTCGTTTTCCTGCAATAGCTGCTCCGGCAATCAGCCCCGCGGCCAACGCAACTTGGCCTACGCGCTTTACTGTTTCTTGACGGCGTTGAGCTGCACCCTTGGTGCACTTCTCGCCCGGGGAGATGGACCCCTTCCCACACTTGAGGTCCAGTCGCACTGTGGCCGGGGTCAGGGTCATGGCTCAGATCGCGAGCTGATCGAGCTCGGGGGAGAAGCCGGCTGCCCAGATGGAGTCACCACGACGGGCGGAGGGGCCGCGGTAGATCCGCTCAAGGGTCTCACGGTTGCTGCGGTTGCGCCGTTGCCTCCGGGCCATGAGACCCATCCCAACAGCCCCAACAGCGCTGCCTACTAGGGAGGACCCTGCTTGCACCGCTTGGCTTGTGGCTTCTTTTTGCAGACGTGCGCGGCCTACTTTGCTGCCAGTCTCTTGAGCTCTGGCGTAGTTCTCCAAAGCACCCGCAGCCTTAAACGCGGTGGTTGCAGCACCGAATCCAGCGACCATTCCGGCGGCACCTTTATGGGCCGTACCAGCTATAGGGGCCAGGGAGCCCACAGTCGCTGCTACACGAGCCGCTGTGCGCAGTCGCTTAGCGGCTTTCGTGTTGACTTCTACGTTCCCTCCCTTGTATTGCTTGGTAGGGGAGGCTTGAGCAGTGTTTTTCGTACACTTCTTACCTGGAGCAATTCCGCTTTTGCCACACTTGATGTCGGCGCGGACGGTAGAAGGAGTCAATGTCATGGCTGGAAGCCCTCGGCCCAGATGGAGTCACGCTTAGCCCAGGCACGGGCACGGGCATTCATCACAGCTCTTGCTCGTAGATTGCTTACAGCTTTCTGGCTCATATTATTCTTTACTCGTTCAGCGAGAAACGCCGCGCCTGCTGCAGATGACGGGCTCGCTAGTGAGCGACGCTCAAGTGTGTTGCGCCGGGCTGTTTGCTGCATGTACGCAGCACCGCCAATTAGTGCTGCCGCTCCTGCGATCTTCGCGGCAGTTTTTAGTCCGCGAATTTTTGCACCTCCTTTCATTCCAGAACGCTTCTTGCGCGGAGCTACTTGCTGCGCCGCACCCTTCGTGCACTTCTCGCCGGGGGAGATGGAGCCCTTGCCGCACTTCAGGTCCAGGCGCTCGGCGGCGTCGAGGCGGGCTCGGATGTACGAGCGGCTGCGGCCTTGGATGCCGAGGTCGCAGGCAGCCAGGTACTCCTGAGGGGTCAGGGCATCAGAGCGGTCCATCTTTTTGGCGTAGCCGCCGCAGCCTCCGTCGCAGGTGCACTTCTTGGCCTTGCCACCACCGCAGCCGCAGTCGCCATCCATCGGCGCCTTGGTGGACTTGACGCCCTTGGCGCTGCGCTTGCGGTTGGTCTTGCCTTTCGGGGCGTCGTCAGGCTCGGCACCCTCGCGGGTTTCTTCTGCAGCGGATTCAGCGCTCTCGTGAAGCTTGCCCTCGCCTGGTTCCATTTCCAGTGGCGGACGCTTCTTGGTGGCGACGGGCATAGCGGTAGGGCGGTGCCGCCCAGGATGTGATAGGCCAGTGTAAGAACCAGTTCCTGACTAGGACACAGGGACTGGGGCGAGTTGTTCGAACACGGCGGCCTTGTTCAGGGAGACGAGCTCGGTGCCGGCGGTGGCGAAGGTCTTGGCCACGTCGTCTTTATGCAGTTTCTGCATAGCGGCGTAGTCCGGATCCATCGCTGCGACATCGGCGTCCCACGGGGCGAGGTAGCAGCGGCAACGGGGGTGCAGGGGTGTCCTGATCTCAGTGCGGCGGTAGATCTGCCCCGCCCTCGGGACACAGACAGGGCAGCTCCGGTCATCCGCGGTGGCGTAGTACATCACCAGATCAATGCCCTGCGCTGCGTAATAGCTGTTCGAGGCGTCGTTGTAGGCGCGGAGGGATTCCGTGCGAACAATCGCCTCAGCGCGGGACTTCACGACGCTTAGGCGAGAGCGGGCGTCGCGGATGACGGCATCGGTGGGGCGCCCTTCAGCGACGCCCTGGGCCACAACCTCCGCAGCGGTCTCGGCGAACTTCTCGCCGTGCTTGCGCAGGTAGCCCTTGGCCTGGGCCGCTGCCGCGGCGGTCGCCTCCAGCGGGATGGACACGTCGACGCGGGGACCGGGTTTTACCTGGCCGGTCAGTTCACCCGCCACGGTCAGACCGAAGCGGCCGGACGTGCCCACGAGGTTGCGCAGGATGCGGTCGTAACCGTCCACGGCGTTGGGGTTGAACGCCGGCACCAGCATCCGGAACTCCTGCAGCAAGGCCAGGTTCCGCTGAGCGGGGTCGGCGTAGCCCGCCTGCATGTGGACCCGAGCACGGCGGACCAACCGATTGAAACTCGCGTCGAGGACGCGGTTCAGCATGGTGATGGTGCCGTCCTCGGAGGTGCGGAGGAGGGCGTTGTAGCGCTCAAGCAGGTCCATAGACGCGGGCCTCTCCCTGGCGAATCACGAGCATGAGGTACAGCTTCGTGCGGATCAGGGCGTCCACATCGGAGGTGGCCGCGTTGAGCAGTTCGGCCGGGGTGGGTAGATCGCCCTCGGTGTCCTGCTGCATTCCGTCCGTGCGCTTGCCCTGCTTGATCAGGGCTTGGAACGCCTTGAGCTCGGTGCGGGCGTTCTTGTCACCGGAAGCGGCGCGGGCCTGCATGTCCAAGATGCGCGCCTGCTGCTTCACCGAGGGGATGTCCTTCGGCGGTGCGCCAGCAGTCTTGCGGTCGTAGAAGCGATACAGGCCGCGGGTCACCACACTGAGACGTTCGACCTGGGCCGAGCGCGCTTGGCCGGTGGTGATCATCCGCGCCCAGGTCTCGCAGTTGTTGTCCAGCGCGTCGTACTTCATGCGGGCGCCGAGGCTGGAGAACACCCGCTGCTGGATCTGTTCGGAGGAGTAGGGCTCGGTGCCGCGCTTCAGCGGTGGGGCCTTCAAGAAAATCGAAGGGGCTCCACCTCGTGCGCCGGGGCCGTACTCGAAGAGATGCACTTGGCCCGCACGGCTTGCGTCATCTGGAATACCGAAATCAGCGAACTGATGACGGTCGCCGTTTTTGCCCATGTACACCGCGAAGTGGCCCGTGGGCTCTTTTTGGCTACCAGAGCCATAACGGGTGTAGACCAGTTGGCCCGGTTTCCAACCTTCAGAAGCGACGACCTTGTCGTAATGGCGGCCGATGGCGACGTCGTAGCCGATGTCGGGATCACCGCCTTGCATGGCGCGAATGGTTTGGCGATACCCAGGCGGAGATTGGAGATCTTTCGGGTTGAAAAAGCGATGCGCGTCGAGGGCAACCGTGACGGCGACTGCACCAACGACACCGACGACCGCAGCAAGCGCGATCTTCCGTCCGAGGTTGGAGGGGCGGCCGTTCTCGGGGGAAACACCGGTCTCGGTGCGCTGCCCCTTCCGGCATTCATGGGCCTTCGGGATGTGCGAGGCCCCGCAGGGCTTTCCCAGGCGGCGGCCCTCCTGGAAGTCGGCGCGGGCTGCGAGGTAGACCGCGGTGCGGACGAGCTCGGGGGAGACATCGTCGGCGTCGCCACGGCGGCGGCGGCGCACCTCACGACGGGCGGCCGCCAGGCTCATTCCGGGGTTCTGTCGCATGAGTTGGTACACCGCTTCGCCCTCGGGGGTCACGGCGCCTTGGCGACCGATCTGCCGCCTTGCCGGAGCGTTCTGCGGCACTGCGTTGCTGAAGCCCTCGCGCTCCAAGATCTGGAACGCTTCGATACGGCCCACAGCGCGGCCCTCAATCTCGGAAGCCGCCGCGGTCGCCAAGCGGTCGCTCACGGTGTACAAGTGCCGCGGTGTCTGCCGAATCTCGCGGGCGTGATACTCCCGCAAGGCCAACTCAGCGTGAGCAGGGCCACGCACACCATTGCCGGGCCGCATCAGACCGAGCACGTAGGCGCCGCGGGCCTCAAGGCCGTTGACGAGAGTCTGGTCAACACCCGTGCGGCGCATTTCTTTGGTCAACCGGGGAGCGGAATACGCGCTCTCGATTGCTGTGGCCTGCTTTTTGTAGAAGTCGTTGAAGCTCCCGAACGTGTCGCGGTAAACCTCGTCCGCCATGCCCTTAGGCGTGCGTGTCAGCGCGCGCTCCAGGTGGCGCGTCAGCTGCGCCCGCACCCGTGGATTGCCTTGACCCTGCGGGAGCGTCGTGCGCACCACCCCCTGGATGAACGCGCGCTGGTCGCGGCCTTCGAGATAGCGCGAGCCGCCACGGGCGTCTTTCACCCGGTAACCCTGCTGCTGGGCCAAATCAAGAAGTGTCGCTTTGTGCTCAGTGAAGTGCCGAGTGACAGCGTCCCTGACGGACTCGTCGCTGAGCACGTCGTCGCCGCGCAAATTGAACTGTCTGGCAAGAAACTCATTGGTGGCCGGGCGGGCGAAAACGCTGGCCGTTTCATCAGGCTTAAGCCCAACACCTTTTTCGGTACGAGAGGCCGACCAAAACGCACGCTGATGGTCGCGGTTCCACGCGTCGAAAGAGCCGTTAACGCCTTGGGCTTTATGAGTGTCATTGACACTGAGTAAGTCCCTCACCAAGTTGGTGCGGGCATCAGTGTCAGCCCCGGTAAAGCGCGTGCGGGCCAGCTGCTCGGTCAGCGCAGCCGAGACCGGGTTGGACTGACGTGCGAGTTCCTCTTGGAGGCCGGTCTGTACCGCCCCCCGCACCCGGGCGCGGTTGGCGCCGATGATCGGGGTCGCGTCCAGGACACGGCTGACGCCGGCACGCGTGGCAGCGTTGATGTTGGCGCCGACACCGTTGCGATACCCGAAGGTGTCGGTCTTCATCAGCAGGGCGTGGGTCCCGAGGCCGAGGGTCGCAACAGCGAGGCCAACGCCGATGAGACGAGTGCGCTCTTTGAGCTTGCGCTCAAGTTCTTTCTTTTGCTGCAGATTGCCGGGAGTGATCTTTACTACGCCACGGACGATGGCTTCTCTACCTCCATGCACCTCCGAGAAGTTGCCTTTGGTGACGCCTTTGGCGATGCGCCCAACGCCGCGCTGAATGTTGGCAAGACCGCCGAGCGGGTCAGTCTTTACTGCGCGCAAGTGGGGGTCGGTGCCCTGCCCTTTGAGGCGGCAGTCCCAGGTCGGGGGGATGCAACGGCCACCACACTTCACGTTGGGCGGGTTGCACTGCAAGTTGCGCGTGGTCTTTCGGGCATCCAGCCGCGCTCGGGCAGCCAGATACGCGGCAGTCCGGAAACCTTCGGGAGTCAAGGGGCGCTGGTTGTCCATCAATACACCTCCCATCCGGCGCGGAGGGCCTCAAGTTCGCCCTCGGGGACGGGGGATAGCCCTGCCACATTCTGCCGAGGGAATAAAGACGCCACGCCTTGCTTGGCGGCGCGCATCGAGGCGAAGCCGGTGGCGTAGGGACCGTCGATGAGCTCGCCGTCGGGACCATCGAACCGGGCTCGGTAGAGCTTGTAACTGCGGATGCGGTGGGGGCCGAAGACCATCAATGGCGCCGATGCGCTGGAGTCGGTGCGCTGGCCATCCGGGCCGACGAGGT